GTGTAAGACGTTTTGTCGATTATCCTGTAAAATATACATTTTATTACCCAGACAATAAGGGTAAATTTCATAGCATATTTGGTGAGTCATTATCCAAAGTCACTGCTAGAAGTTTTAAAGAATTCACCAAAGAACAAAAAATACACAGCAATCATACATTGTATGAAAGCGACATCAATCCAGTGTTCCGTGTTTTAGAGGAACACTATCTAGGCCAAGAGCCGCCAAAACTACACGTTGCATTTTTTGATATTGAGGTGGACTTTGATCCAGAACGTGGCTACGCTAGTCCAGACGATGCGTTTATGCCAATTACTGCAATTGCTGTCCACCTACAATGGTTAGACACATTAGTTTGTTTAGCGTTGCCCCCAAAGACTTTAACAATGGAACAGGCAAAAGAACAAATTGCAGAATTTCCAAATACAATACTATTTGAAACTGAAGCAGAACTATTAGACACGTTTCTAACACTAATTGAAGATGCAGATGTATTAACTGGTTGGAACTCAGAAGGTTTTGATATTCCTTACACTGTTAATAGAGTTGTTAAGGTATTGAGTAAAGAAGATACTAAAAGATTTTGTTTATTTGATCAATATCCTAAAAAAAGAGAATACGAAAAATTTGGTCGTACAGCAATTACATATGACTTAGTTGGTAGAGTGCATTTGGACAGTCTAGAAGTTTATAGAAAGTACAAATATGAAGAGATGCACAGTTACAGACTAGACGTAATTGGTGAATTAGAAGTTGGTGAGAAGAAAACTCAATATGAAGGAACGCTAGACCAACTATACAATAAAGACTTTAAAACATTTATTGAGTATAATAGACAAGACTGTGCATTGCTTGATAAAATGGATAGAAAGTTAAAGTTTTTAGACCTTGCTAACGTGTTGGCACACGGTAATACTGTATTGCTACAAACAACAATGGGTGCTGTGGCTATGACAGAACAGGCCATTATTAACGAAGCACATCAACATGGTCTTATTGTTCCAAGTCGTACACGTAAAGCAGAGCAAGGTGATACTGCGGCTGCTGGTGCGTATGTAGCATTTCCTAAAAAGGGCTTGCATGATTGGATTGGCGCAATTGACATTAACTCGCTGTATCCTAGTGCGATTCGTGCGCTTAACATGGGACCAGAAACTATTGTTGGTCAGTTGCGTCAAACTAAAACTATGGAATTTATTGAATCACAAATGACATTGCATAAAAAATCATTTGCTGGTTCATGGGAGGACAAGTTTGGCACTATTGAATACGAAGCAGTTATTAACCAAGACAAAGCTGAGGAAATTACAATTGACTGGGAAAACGGTGAAGTAAGTGTTCATAGTGGTGCCGAGATTTATGAAATGATTTTTAATAGTCATAAGCCATGGATCCTAAGTGCTAACGGTACTATTTTTACTTACGAAAAAGAAGGTATTATTCCAGGCTTGCTCAAACGTTGGTACAGTGAACGTAAAGATATGCAGAAGAAAAGCAAGGAAGCAGAAAAAGCAGGCAATGCTGTTGAATCTGAATATTGGGATAAAAGGCAAATGGTGCGTAAAATTAATTTGAACTCACTATATGGAGCGTTGTTAAATCCTGGTTGCCGTTTCTTTGATAAGCGTATTGGTCAATCTACTACGCTAGTAGGTCGTCAAGTTGCACGTCACATGGCTAGTAAGATCAATGAAATTGTTTGTGGCACATATGACTACAAAGGTAAAAGTATCATTTACGGTGACACTGACTCATGTTATTTTAGTGCTTGGAGCACTTTAAAAAACGAAGTTGAAAAAGGTAATTTGCCTTGGGATAAAGATACTGTAGTTTCACTGTATGATCAAATTGCAGAGGAAGTTAACCAAAGTTTTCCACAGTTTATGTTGGATTACTTTCATGTTCCAAAGTCACGTGGCGAAGTTATCAAAGGCGGTCGAGAACTAGTTGCTATTAAAGGTTTGTTTATTACTAAAAAGCGTTATGCAGTTCTTATCTATGATAAAGAAGGCAAGCGTATTGATGTAGATGGTAAGCCTGGTAAAATTAAGGCAATGGGTTTAGATCTCAAACGCAGTGATACACCAGAATATATGCAAGATTTTTTAGAAGAAATTTTGTTAGACGTTCTTCAAGGTAAACAAGAACAATTTGTATTAGATAAAATTATTGAGTTTAGAAGAGAGTGGAAAACTAGATCAGGCTGGGAAAAAGGAAGTCCTAGACGTGCTAATAATATCACTGACTATGCCGAGCAGGAACGTAAGCAAGGCAAAGCCAATATGCCAGGACATGTACGTGCATCAATTAACTATAACAGATTGCGCGAACTAAACGGCGACAAATATTCTATGCAGATTGTTGATGGTATGAAGGTATATGTTTGTAAACTGAAAAACAATGCGTTAGGTTATACCAGTGTTGCTTATCCAGTTGATGAACTAAAAATTCCCAAGTGGTTTCAAGAACTTCCCTTTGATGATTCTGCTATGGAACAGACTATTATCGATAATAAGATTGACAACCTCATTGGTATTCTCGAATGGGATATTGAAAGTACCACTGACAGCGGTAGTACATTCAATAAATTATTTGATTTTGAGTGATCTAAAGTTGACTTTGATCCTAAATAATATTAAACTTAACTACAGGAGATTATAATGAAAGATATTTTACAAGACATCGTAGGTCATACACATAACCTAGGATTTTTAAACATCGTCAAAATTACAGGTGACGATGAAGCAACAAAAATTGATAGCATGGCTGATGACCGTACTGTTATTATGCTTGGCGAAACAAATGCACCAGTTCCACAAATGTCTGGAGTATTTGGAATGCCACAACTTAATAAACTAAAATTTTTGTTAGATGGTAGTGAATATAAAGAAAACGCCAAAATTGAATTACAATATGCGGAAAGAAATGGAAATACTATCCCTGTTGGAATTCACTTTGAAAACAAAGAAGGCGACTTTAAAAACGACTACCGTTTTATGAATACAGAAATCATTAATGAAAAATTAAAGTCAGTTAAATTCAAAGTACCTAAATGGGACGTAGAGCTTGAGCCAAGTGTTGCCGCAGTACAACGTTTTAATTTCCAGGCAGGTGCAAATACAGAACACACTACTTTCCTTGCCAAGACAGATGGCGACAAACTAAAGTTTATTTTTGGTGATGCAAGTACACACGGTGGCGAATTTGTTTTTGCAACTGGTGTTAGTGGTAGCCTAAATAAAGGTTGGACTTGGCCCGTTGGTCCAATACTATCTATCTTGAAAATTGCAGATGTAAACAACACTAAAATGAGTTTTAGTAACGAAGTTGGTGCTGTTATGATTACATTAGACAGTGGAATTGCAACCTACAAGTATATTGTTCCAGCACAGGCTTAATATGATTAAAGGCATTACGCAATCTGGTCGTTATATAGCAGTAACAAATGGTAACGCCAGCACTTATGTAAACGGTTATTCTGGATTACAAGGTGTTGGCAATATGCGCTACAATACTACCAATCAAAATATGGAAGTATTTGATGGCAACAATTGGGTGCAACTTGGTATGAGTTATGCTACTGTTGGACTAAATGGCGAGGCAGAATCATTACTAGATTGGGCTCGTGAACAACGTGATAAACAACTAGCTTATCAAGCCATGTCAATAGAACATCCAGCAGTTAAAAACGCTTTTGATGCTTTTAAACGGGCAGAAGAACAATTAGATTTAGTTTATAAGTTATCAAAAGATCATGAAAAAGATCTTGGAGAGTTGACTGGTCCATGAATAGAATAGATTATACAAAAACACAAAGAGACTACGCTGTTTATTTGCCAGCTATTAGTAGTTTCTATAACAAAATTATTAGCAATCAAAGATACAATACAAAGAGTGCTGTAGATACAAAACGCTTTCCAAAAGGTTTTGAACATGGCACAGAAAGTATGAACTTTTTAGATGCAGAGCGTGGAGCATTTACATACAAATACGGATTGTACTCAGCAGGTCATGCTCAGTTAGATTTAGATAAAACACTGATTCAAGATGCAATGATCCAAGAACGCAATAGAGAAAATACTATTATTTTAGGTGACTCGGGCGGATTCCAAATTGGTAAGGGCGTGTTAAAATTTGACTGGAGTGATTTTAAAGGCAAAGGTGCAAACAAAACTCGTGATCAAATCTTAAATTGGTTAGAGTTAACTGCTGATTGGAGTATGGTATTGGATGTTCCAACTTGGGCTAGTAATGAGTTACATCGAGAAAAAACTGGTTTAAAAAGTTTTCAAGATTGTTTAGATGCAACCATTTGGAACAACAATTATTTTGCACAAAACAGATTGGGGAATACTAAATTCCTAAATGTGTTACAAGGCAATAGTCCAGAAGAAGCAGACATTTGGTATGATGCTGTTAAGCATTTGCCATTTGAAGGTTGGGCGATGGGTTCACAAAATATGTGTAACATGCCAATTATCCTAAATAGACTTATTACAATGCGTGATGAGGGTATGCTTAAGGATAAAAATTGGATGCACTTCTTAGGTACTGCACCACTTGACTGGGCTTGCTATTTGACTAGTATTCAACGTCAACTACGTAAACATTGTAATCCAAACATTACAATTAGTTTTGACTGTGCTAGTCCATACATTGCTGTTGCATATGGACTATCATATACTGATCCAAGTTTCCGTAGAGATAAATGGTCAATTATTATGGAAAAGGCGCCTGATAATAAAATATGGGCTGGAGATGATATACCATTCCCATGGCGCAGTAGTATTGGTGACCGTTTAACAATGGGCGATGTTTGTTATTACAAGCCAGGCGACTTAAACAAAATTGGTAAGGAAGGTAAAACTAGCTGGGACAGTTTTAGCTACGGTCTTTACATGGCGCATAATACAGAAATTCATATTCAAGCAGTACAACGTGCTAATCAATTAATGGATATGGAATGTGCTAGATATAAGCCAGATTGGAGACAGTGGAAGAAAATGAATTCAAAAGATGAGAAAAGTGATAGCCCAAGCGAATGGGTTCCGCGAAATATCTTGTATTTTGATCGTTTTGTCCAAGAGCTATTTGAAAGTGACGATCCACAAAGTATGCTCAAACATGCACACAAATTCTTAACCGAATTGCAGGGCGGATTACAGAGAGGAAAAGTTCAAAATGATACATTTAACAACTTGTTTGAAATGGAAGATCCTATGCCTAGTGAGAATGATCTTTCAGACATGAATAATGAAAAAATTATTGAGCTTGAACATACTTTGGATTGATTTAACCAAAATAGTATTGACATTTGAAGTTAAACGCTGTATTATAAACACATGCTAGACACACAACAAAGACAAGACGTTACGTACTTTACAGGCTACGAAGTTGAGCATACTATTTGCCATGGTATGTTCACTTTGTTTGTCGTAGGTACTCCGCCTTTAGAAGAAATTTTGCGTAAAGCTGACGACACCCAAGCATATTTGGACGAAAGCAAACGTATTAAACATATCTACTTTGGAACAAGTCAAAGTTTTAATCCTAAAAATATTTCACAAGAAGAATACAAACGATGGGATGACGTTATTGTAGGCTGTCTAAAAGCAGACTACTGGGTTACACTAGACTTTGGTGTTGAACACATTGAAGGTGTATTGGAATCTTGTTATTGCGAATATCCTCGTTTTGTCCCTATGATTAGTGTTAAGTTACCTTACATTAATCAACTCAACTATAACGCCACACTTAAACTGGATGACCGAACTTGGGGTGCTACAAATCCAGGTGTGTGGACACATCAACTACATGATCTAATGAGTAAAGACAAGTATACTCATTGGGATCAGTACACACAAGATACACCAACATGATTATCAAACAAGACGTCCGTCCTCACAAAATGATTTGGGTCACATTTCGTAAGGAGGGTATTCACAAATACCCAGCGGCCGCAACTGATCCTAACCTTGCAACAGGAGATGAATATGATGTCTCGTTTTTGGCTAATCCCCATCGCCATATTTTTCATTTTAGGGTATGGCTTAGTGTCACCCACAATGACAGAGATGTGGAGTTTATACAATTCAAGCGATGGCTCGAAAAACTGTATTCTAGCAACGAAGGTGTATTGTCGCTAGACTACAAGAGTTGTGAGATGATGAGCGATGATCTATATGCTCAGATTCACGCAAAGTATCCAGACCGTGAGGTTTGGATTGAGGTCTCCGAAGACGGAGAAAATGGTTCATTTATCAAATATTAACAAGAGGCTATAATGGCTAAGAACTACAAGGATTATTCCTATTTTGAAAATCGCCCAGACGTTGTAAAAGTTTGGGAGGATCTAGAAGCGTGGCACGACTATTGTCGTTTTAATTTGTTGGATTTTAATCCAGCGCATTTGTATAAATCTCCAGAGTATAAGGAGTTTGCACGTAAGAAAAATGGCAATTACCGTTTCCAAGGAAAGAACGGAAATGCCAAATTTAACAATGGTGAACGCAAGCCATATCAAGGCAATAAACCTCGCTATGAGAATAGAAACAATGGCGAACGTTTTTCTCGTTGATTTAGAAGCAGTTGAAACAAGGTACACGGGACAATGGAAGTCCCATGTGCCTTTTTTGCTTAGAAAGGCTGGACACAATGTTCAAATTATTGACGGCCCTGAAGATATCCCTAGGGCTACCACTCCTGGCGCTTTTCTTAACTTTGGTGGGACTAATATCTATAAGTCTTTACAAGTTGAAAAAATTAGTAGATTATTTTGCGCTGGACGCATTCAAGCTGGCGACCATTTTATTTTTACTGATGCTTGGCATCCGGGCATTATAAATTTAAAATACATGAGTGAACTATTACAGATTCCAGTAACTATTCACGCACTATGGCATGCTGGCAGTTATGATCCGCAAGACTTTTTAGGTCGATTGATTGGCAATGCTAAATGGGTAAGGCATACTGAAAAAAGTTTTTTCTATGCTATAGACCATAATTATTTTGCCACAGATTTTCATATTGAAATGTTTGGTCTAAACTTGATAGGTTTTGATCTTGAAACTTTGAGAACAAATCATATCAAAGATAAGAAAATTATTAGATCTGGCTGGCCCATGGAATATATGGACGTGACTTTAGATCCATATAAGAATATGAAAAAGCGTGATCTCATTTTGTTTCCTCATAGAATTGCTCCAGAAAAACAGGTTGAAATTTTTAGGGATTTAAAAGAACATTTGCCACAATATGAGTTTGTGGTTTGTCAAGATCAACAACTCACAAAAAATGAATATCATAATTTGTTGGGCGAAGCGAAAATGGTGTTTAGTGCTAACTTACAAGAAACACTAGGCATCAGTTGTTTTGAAGGTGCTATCGTGGATGCTATTCCCATGGTGCCAGATAGACTAAGTTATAGTGAAATGTACTATGACATTTTCAAATATCCAAGTATATGGACTGAAAGTTTTGAATCTTATCAAACACATCGTCCAAATTTGTGTTTTGCAATTATGCAACACATGGACAATTACGAAACAAGATTGTCAAAATTAAAAAATCAAACACAAGATTTAAAAAAGAACTTTTTCAGTGCAGACATATTATTGGAGAACATTACATGAAGTGGTTTGAAAAATGGATAGAAAAGAAATATTATTCACATCAAGAAAAAAGAGAAAGGGAGATCAATAAAATGGGAACTGCACAAGCCATACCAAAAGGATTGATATCAATAGATAGAGGTCCAAATATTAGTCAAAATGGAATACGTTTTACAGTATATAAAGCTACCGGTGGTGTTGCTATAGAAACTCAAATGTATGATGAACGTAATGATCGTAATAGGTCCAGTTTATATGTTATTACAAGTGATAAAGATATTGGCGAAGAAATTGGCAAAATTATCACATTAGAAGCACTTAAAAATTGACGTTGATCCTAAATAATGTTACAATGTAAAATATTAAAGTATTTTGGAGATTAAATTGGTTTATAATAAAGCATACATCAGTAACGATATTGACGAGTCAGTGTCATTTGATAACATTGACGATAAAGGATATCAAGAAGAAAAATATCTAGGCAATTACCTTCGTTCTAAAATGAAACGTGAAGGTAAGCGTTTTTGGGCAGGCGATAATATTAGTGAATATATCAGCAACGAACATGTTAAAGAACAACTAATTGATGAAGCCGCAGAAGCATTTGAAACTGTTCTAGACCGTTTGCTAATTGATAGAGAAAATGATCCTAATAGCAAGGGCACGGCACGTAGGTTGGCCAAGATGTACTTTAATGAAATAATGGCAGGTAGATATGACCCAGCACCAGACGCAACATGTTTCCCAAACGATTCGGCGGACCGTTATGAAGGTATGCTGGTTGTTCGCAGTGAGCTTCGTAGTATGTGTAGCCATCATCATCAACCTGTGGTTGGTGTTGCTTATATTGGTATTATTGCTGCCGAGAAACTTATTGGACTCTCAAAGTATACACGCATCGCACAATGGTGTGCCCGACGTGGTACTCTCCAGGAGGAACTTTGTAATGACATTGCTAGGGAGATCGCCAAAGCTACAGGGGCCAAAGACATAGGTGTTTATATTCAAGCTACACATGGTTGTTGTGAAAATCGTGGTATTATGGCACATAGCAGTCTAACACAAACAACTGTACTACAAGGTTCGTTTAAAACTGATCCTGGTGCAAAGAAAGAATTTTTTGACAACATCAAACTACAGCAAGAATTTGCCCCACGATGATTCGAAAACACAAAAAATTTTTAGGAACAAAAGTTCCTGGAATAGATGAACAACATAATTGGATGAAAACATACAGTATTGATCCAATTGAACTAGGTCAAATGTGTGAGGAATATCCATCGTTAGAACGCAGTTGGAAACAGTTTAAAATTGTGTATGAACTATGTAAGGTAGAAAATGAAACTGACAAACATTTTTCTGAATTGGCTAGATAAGTGTGATCGCAAACGTGTTATTATGGACCGTACTTGTGACGAGCCACTTTTGACACGCTATTATCTTTTTTTAAAGGATCGCAAAACGTTCCCGTTTAATGTGTTCTTACATAAGTTTCATAAAGGTGATCCAGGCGATGTACACGATCATCCTTGGCCTTATGCCACACTTATTCTCAAAGGTGGTTACTATGAATATACTCCAATATTTGAGTACGGTAAAATGGTTGGAGAAAAGAAGCACTGGCGAGGCCCTGGTCATTTCCGTATTTGTGGCGCATACAGTTATCATAGAATAGAGCTAAAGCCTGATGTTACTCCTTGGACTTTGTTCATGCCTGGTCCACAAAAAAGAGAATGGGGGTTTCTTGTTAATAATCGTTGGGTCCAAAACGATCAATACTTAAAGGAAAAATATGAACAAGCTCATAATTGATAATAATCAATTTAAAGGGCTAGTTGCTAAAATTTGCAGAGACATTACTGCAAGTAACTGGCGACCAGATTATATTGTAGGAATAACTCGAGGTGGACTTTTGCCAGCAGTTATGATCAGTCACTACTTTGATGTTAGATGTGAAACTTTAAAAATAAGTTTGCGTGATAGTGACAATGGTCCAGAAAGTAATTTGTGGATGGCCGAGGAAGCGTTTGGATACATTCCTATAGATATGCAAAAAGGTATCGATAAGAGAAGCGATGCAACCTACAAGAAAAATATTCTTATAGTTGACGATATTAATGACAGCGGAGCTACTTTTAATTGGCTGTTAAATGATTGGCCCAGTGGGTGTTTGCCAAATGACGAAGCTTGGAACAACGTTTGGAACAACAATGTTCGATTTGCTGTAATTATTGATAACTTATCTAGTAAGTGTAATGTAAAAATGGATTACACTGGTATGGAAGTTAACAAAGCAGAAAAAGATGTTTGGATTGAATTCCCTTATGAAGAATGGTGGACTAAAAATGCGTGAAATTGTAATGTTAGATCAACCCCCTTTTATAGAAGACAGTAAAGCTCCTTGGGATAATTTATTAGAAGAAGACTTTCACGTCAAAGTTTTTTACGATAAATATCCCGTTACCGAGGGGCATTTGCTTTTTGTGCCTAAATACAATACAGTAGCAGTGTTAATGGATGCCTTTGAAGACGCTGTGCGTGATGGTATGCGTATGGTAGAAGATGGCGAATGCGACGGATTTAACGTCGGGTTCAACTATAGTAAGGCAGCAGGTCAAACTGTAGGTTGGCCGCATGTTCACCTTATTCCAAGAAGAACAGGTGATATGGAAGATCCAACAGGTGGTGTTCGTCATGTAATTCCAGAAAAAGGAAACTACAAAAAAGACGAAATTGGAAAAATTAAAAAATCAGTTTAATGCGTATTTCACTATTAGCATTAGTTCTATTGCTATCCTGTTTCCCTGTCTTTGCCAAAAAGACAAACGATTATTCTGTCTTAATTTATAATGAATCTTTATCTCACCAAGTAGTTGCTTCTAATTTTGATCAAAGACCAATTGCTAGTCTAACAAAATTAATGACTGCAATGGTAGCATTAGATTATCGATTGAACCTAGATTCAAAAGCATTTTTGTCTGACAAGGCAGGTAGTAAACTCCCCAAAAAAATGTATACAAGGAGAGAACTTCTTAATGCTATGTTAGTTAGAAGTGATAATGGGGCGGCAGAAACTTTAGCTAATGATTACCCAGGCGGAAGAAAAATGTTCATTAAAGCAATGAACATTAAGGCTAAAAATTTAGGAATGAATAATACTGTTTTTGTAGATCCAACAGGATTGGGCAAAGGTAATATTTCAAATATTGAAGACGTTAATAAAATGATGTCGAACGCTTCCAAATATAATTTTATTAGTAATTTTAGTGTTAAAAAAGAAGTTTCTTTTGAAATACCTAAAAAGAATAATAAAACAAAAATAGTCACATTGGAAAATACCAATAAAAAATTGCTAAATGAATTTAATTTTATTACAGCTAGTAAAACAGGATTTACTTATCCGGCAGGTTTTTGTCTAGCACTAGCAGTTCAAAAAAATGAAAACAAATATATCATTGTTGTATTAGGTGCAAAAAATCAATCACACCGTGCTCAAATAGTAAAAGATTTGATAGAAAAAATATGAAAACTTTTAAACATCAAGTAAAAATTAATTGGCACACTGGACAAGGAAATGTTTGGTGGAACGAAACCTGTGCTATGGTATTAGAAGTATTTGGTTTACCTGGTAATAGATTTATGTATAGACCATATATGGATCATATGATTTTTGAATTTGAAAACGAAAAAGACCAAAGATTGTGTCAAATATTACTTTCAGATAGAATTTGACTTCCTTAAATTTTTATAGTATAATAACATTATGAGTAAAATTAAAATCGCAGAGCTATTTTATAGCATTCAAGGTGAAGGACGTTACATGGGCGTTCCTTCTGTTTTCTTACGCACGTTTGGTTGTAACTTCAAGTGTGCAGGCTTTGGCATGCCAAAAGGTCAACTAAGTACCGAAGCAGATGCAATCGCACAAATTGCAGATAAGTTTAAAACTTATGAAGAACTTCCTCTAGTTAGTACAGGATGTGATAGTTATGCAAGTTGGGATCCTAGATTTAAAGATCTAAGTCCTATGCTTGAATCTGATGCTATTGTGGAACGTATTATGGAATTACTTCCATACAATGGATGGGGAGACGAACATCTAGTCATTACAGGTGGCGAACCTTTGCTAGGTTGGCAACGTGCCTATGAAGACTTACTTATTCACCCAAACATGTCTAGATTAAAGGAAATAACATTTGAAACAAACGGGACACAACGTTTGACAGGTGATCTACACAATTTTCTACAACATTGGGTCAATCAAGATCCAGAAAGAGAAGTAACTTTTTCTGTTAGTGCTAAACTAAGTTGTTCTGGTGAAGCAAGGCATGAAGCAATTATTCCTGAAATTGTATGCGAATACGAAACAATTGGCTACACATATTTAAAATTTGTAATAGCCACTGAAGAAGATGCAGAAGAGGCATTAGAAACTGTAGACATTTATAGAGAAAACGGATTCCGTGGCCCAGTTTATTTGATGCCAGTGGGCGGGGTTGAAAGTGTATACACATTAAATAATCGCCGTGTAGCAGAACTAGCAATGAAGCACGGTTTTAGATATAGTGATCGTTTGCAAGTTCCATTATTTAAAAATGAGTGGGGTACTTAATATGGTAGCAAAAAAGACTACAGTAGCAGAAGCACCTGCTAAAAAAACAGTTAAACAAACTGCAACAAAAGCTCAAACTAGGACCAAAAAGAAATTTAGTAGTCCAAAAGAAGAAGCAACACATCATAAGCAACCTTGGGTTGGTGTATTAGAAACACATGTCAATCCAGACAATCCTTCAAATGGCTTTTTCGAACTTGACTGGAATGAGTATTTTATAGTACAATTAAAGAGTCATGGATATGACGGGCCAACTGAAGAAAGTATCGTAGATGCCTGGTTCCAAAGTTTGTGCAGAAATATTGGAAGTGAAGCAGGATTAGATATGGAACGTCGTGGCAGTGGTTATATTAATATTAACAATCTTGGTAACGGTAAATCGGAAGTAAGTTAAAATGTCATTTATACTCGTAGACACTGCTAATACATTCTTTCGTGCTAGACACGCAATTAAAGGCGATTTGGAAACTAAGATTGGCATGAGTCTTCATGTTACCTTTAATAGTGTTAAAAAAGCATGGAAAGACTTCAATGGCACCCATGTTATTTTCTGTCTTGAAGGCCGCAGTTGGCGCAAAGATCATTATGGTCCTTATAAGCGCAATCGTAGCGATGCACGTGCCGCACATAATGAAAAAGAAGCAGAAGAAGAACGAGTATTTTGGGAAACATTTGACGAATTTAAAACATTTGTAAATGAAAAAACTAATTGTAGTGTACTACAGCACCCTCAACTAGAAGCTGATGATTTAATTGCAGGATTCATACAAGCACATCCTAATGACAATCATGTCATTATCAGTACTGATGGCGACTTTGCACAATTAATTTCACCAAATGTAAAACAATATAATGGTGTTAGTGAAGTTACAACAACACATGAAGGTTATTTTGATGCTAAGGGTAAACCAGTAAAAGATAAAAAAACTGGCGAAGTAAAGCCTGCGCCAAATCCAGAATGGTTGTTATTTGAAAAATGTATGCGTGGCGATACCAGTGACAATATCTTCTCAGCATTTCCAGGTGTGCGTACAAAAGGCACAAAGAATAAAGTTGGCTTAACTGAAGCATTTGAAGATCGCAACAGTAAAGGTTGGGCGTGGAACAATTTAATGTTGCAGAAGTGGGTTGATCATGATGGTGTCGAACATCGAGTTTTAGATGATTATAATAGAAACAAATTACTCTGTGATCTAACAGCACAACCTACTGATATTCGAAAAATTATAGAACAAACAATTCAATTAGAAACGCAAAAGGCAAAAGATATCTCACAAGTAGGTGTAAGAATGTTAAAGTTCTGCGCTGGCTATGAGTTGAATAAGATAAGCGAAAATATTCATCATTACGTTGATCCGTTTAATGCAAGATATCCAATTCAAGAAAAAATAGAAGCATAAGGAAATTATATGACAGGAATCGCTAAGCCACTTATTCCCAATAAAGAATGGATAGTTGAAGACAATGGTCGCAAACTAGGAACATTAAGTAAAGAAAAATCAGGCTATGTATTTTTTGGTAAGGGGACAAAAATACAATTTCATGATCTTAACGAAGTTCAAGAGGCAATGGAAATTTTTGTTGAACCCCCTTCAACTGTAAAATTATCAAAAAATAAAGATGTTTATGGATATGAAACAAAAACTATACCCCATAATCCTTTATATGATGTAAAACGTAAATTGCCCATTTATACTAAAAGTGCAAAAAGTACAAGTAAACATTGTGCTGGTCATTATATTATAAAATTTCCCAAAGGTTGGGTCAAAAGTCATTGCCCTAAATTGATTACTTTGGAAAGATATGCTTATAAAGGGCCTTTTCATACAGATGCAGAAGTAAGATTAGAACTAGCAAAGGCACATCGTGAAAGAACTTAATAGCTACTTAATAGAAGATTTCGCAAATAAAGTGTTTGCGGCACGTAGATAATGAGCAGACCAAAACCAAAAGTATTATTAGAAATCGCTAATAAAAAAACTTTCAAAGTTGAGCAAGTACTCGACAGTGACGCTATTTGGGCAGTTTTTTATCAGGGAAAGCCTGTCAATTTAAAAACCAGTAGCCTTGTTGCCAGTTATCCTGGACCAAAATATAAGAAAGTTTCATTTTCAAATCCAGGTCATGCACACAATTTGGCTAAGAAACTTAATAAGATTTTCAATACTAGTGAATTTCAGGTTTACAAACTTACTACCGGAGAGGTAGTTGATGAACAAACTAGAGATAACTAAAAAATTAGCCGAAAAAGACGAACACTATAATAGTGATCCAAAATATATAAACATGCTATACAAAGCATGGTGGGTCAATTGGCGTAACACCGAAGATCGAAGATTTCGACTAACTGACAAAGGTTACGACTATTTCAAAAACACTGCCGACGTCAAATTTTACGAAATTGTCTTTCCACTAGGGTTAGTGATTACTAACAAAATGGTGATAGATTTAGATAGATACATCGACTGTCCATATTATCTAACAAACAAAAGTATTATGTTAACAGGTGAAAAATCTGCCCTACAATTAATACTCTTTGATGGCGATCTTACCAAATTTGGTAAAGCTAAAGACAGAACCAAACAGAAAAAACAAAAAAGCTCTTGACTTTCTAGCCTATTAGCCGTATAATAGTGGAACAGTAAACAAATTCTACCACTAACTTTGAAAGGTATAAAATGGCAGAGAAACTGAGCGCAAATCGTACCGTTACTCCTAACGATGCAAAAAATTCCATTCGTCATGCTATCAACAAAAAACGCCCTATTTTTATGTGGGGTGCTCCTGGCATTGGTAAGTCTGACATCGTAAAGCAAATTGCTGAGGAACAAGGTAGGGAAGTCATTGACGTTCGACTTCCACTTTGGGAACCTACTGACATTAAAGGCATTCCTTATTACAATGCCACAGAAAATACAATGAGCTGGGCTCCTCCAGCAGAGCTTCCACATGATAAAGATAGCAAGGCTATTTTGTTCTTGGACGAACTTAACGCGGCTCCGCCATCCGTACAGGCTGCGGCTTATCAACTTATCCTTAATCGTCGTGTTGGTACATATCGTCTGCCAGAAGGCGTAAGCATTGTTGCCGCAGGTAACCGAGAAACTGACAAAGGTGTTACTTATCGTATGCCTGCTCCGTTGGCTAATCGTTTTGTTCACTTGGAACTACGTGTTGACTTTGATGATTGGAACACCTGGGCTACTGGTAACAAGGTTCACAAAGACGTTGTTGGTTATTTGAACTTTGCCAAAAATGATCTTTACGATTTTGATCCTAAATCTTCAAGTCGTGCGTTTGCTACCCCACGTAGCTGGTCATTTGTTAGCGAGTTGCTTGATGACAACTTGAGCGACACTGTTCTAACTGACCTTGTTGCTGGTGCAATTGGTGAAGGACTTGCTGTTAAATTCATGGCTCATCGCAAGATTGCTGGTCAAATGCCTAATCCTTCAGAAATTTTGGATGGCAAAGTCAAAGAACTTAAAATTAAAGAAGTATCTGCAATGTACTCTTTGACTATTTCCATGTGCTATGAATTGCAAATTGGAAATGAACGTAAAGTTAAGAATTGGGATGAGCAATCTGACAATTTCTTCCGTTTTATGATGGATAATTTCCCAACTGAAATTGTTGTTATGGGTGCTAAGACTGCGCTGACTAATTTCCAACTTCCGTTTGATCCTGCAGAAATGCAAAACTTTGACGAATTCCACGATCGTTTTGGTAAGTATGTTATTACTGCTTTGGAAAAGTAAGCAACTAATAACTAAGAAAGGGCAGAAATGCCCTTTCTTTTATTGACTTTTATCACTTTTGAGCTTATAATATACTATACACTAAAGAAAGGTACCTAATGTCTGCTAAATCAATTATGAAAGATGAGCAAAATAAAAAGCTCATGAAACAAGAATATACTGCAAAAGAAAAAAACGATGCAGTAGAAAAATTGATCACTGCTCGCGTTGGTCTTCTTCTTCGTCAACCATTTTTTGGCAATCTTGCTACCCGTCTTGAGTTAGTTGATGCTAGTCAATGGTTGCCTACTTTGGCCACAGATGGTCGTAAATTTTACTATAATGTTGGCTTTGTCAAAAGTCTAAGTGCCAAACAAATGGAATTTGGTTTTGGACACGAAGTTCTTCATAATGTATTTGATCATTTGACTAGACGAGAAGATCGAGATGCTCGTATTTTTAACTATGCCTGCGACTTTGCAGTTAATCAAATTTTGATTGATGAACGCATTGGTGAAAAGATTGATCAAGTACAGATTTGCTATGATAGAAAATACATGGGCAAGTCTTCTGAAGAAATTTATGACGAACTGATGAAAAACGTCAAGCAAATGTCTATGGAAGAGTTCTTAGAAAGTCTTGGTGACCTACTTGACGAGCATTTAGATTGGGAAGAAGGTAATGAAGGCGGGGATAAGGACGGCGAAGGCGAAAAAGATGGCAAAGGACGACCACGCTATAGTAAAGAAGAATTGAAAAAAATTCGAGATGAGATTAAAGAAGCAATGGTTGCCGCGGCTCAGGCCGCAGGTGCTGGGCGTGTACCAGCCGGTGTTCAACGTTTCCTAAAAGATCTCACTGAACCAAAAATGGATTGGCGTCAAATGTTGCGTATGAATATTCAAAGTATCATCCGTAGCAATTACAGCTTTATGCGTCCTAGTCGCAAAGGTTGGCATACTGGTGCAGTATTGCCTGGTATGATGAATGATGAAACTATTGATGTCTGCATTGCATTAGATATGTCTGGATCTATTGGTGATGAACAAGCAAAGGACTTCATAGGCGAAGTTAAAGGTATTATGGATGAATATGTTGACTACAACATTAAATTGTGGTGTTTTGACACTGAGGTCTATAATCTAGCTACCTTTACCGCAGATAACGGCAACGATTTGATGGATTATGAAGTCAAAGGTGGTGGCGGTACTGATTTTGATGCTAATTATAACTTTATGAAAGAACATGGAATTGAACCTAAAAAGTTCATTATGTTCACGGATGGATATCCTTGTGGAAGCTGGGGTGATGAGAATTATTGTGATACTTTATTCATCATTCACGGTCCGGAAGAAATAAAATCTCCATTCGGTCAGTACGCACATTATAAATAAAATGCGCAGATTATTATGGCATTGAAAAATGGCAAATTAAACCCGCTAAATGTTTTGGGGTTTAGGGTAGTAAATAAAATCCCAAAACATTTTACCACTATTAATGTGGAAGTAAGTTGTGACGTTCCAACGCTAACACGATGGATTTTTAACAACTTACATAGCAGGTTTGGTGTGACCACAGGGTTGACTGTATCCGATCAAAATCATATGTCCGAAACGACAAAGGTTGGATTTGAAGACCCTAGAGAAACATCAATGTTCATGCTTACATGCCCATACTTAGATAACAACAGGAGAATTAAATGACTGAGCAAGTACAAAATCAAGAAGTAGCACAAGCACCTGCAGAAGGTGAAGCACAAGCTGCCGCTACTCCAGATTTGACCGTAAATGATTTACAAGCACTTAAAGCTATTATTGATGTTTGCACACAACGCGGTGCGTTTAGAGCAAATGAACTAGCAAGTGTAGGAACCGTTTTTAATAGACTAACTGCTTTCCTAGATCATATTGCCCCACAACAAAAAGAAGGTGCTCCAGCTGAAGCACCAAAACAATAAGGATAAAATATGAAACACGTCGGAAAAATGAAAAATAATAATGCCCCAGTTGCTATTGTTTTTCGAACACTTCCGGGTGACCCTCACAGTTGTCTAGTAGTGGGTACCCAAGGGCTGGGGCCCACTAATCATGATGCTTTGATGAGTTTGATTGAAACTCCAGAAGCACAGAACGCAAATGAACTAGCAGACATACTAAGTGCCAGATTATTTCCAGATGGCAGTAATATGTTAGGTTGGCTACACACCAACAAAAACTTAAAAAAGGTTGCTACAAATGAAGTGGTGGTAACAGCTACTCCTCAATCAAGTGTTCCTTTAGATGAGTTGAATAAACTTATTGCAGAACAAAAAGGAATCACTTTAGAAGAGTTAGCTAACGGTGAGGCGCCAAAATCATCTGAATCTAAAGTGACTGAAATTGCCAGCGTTACTGAAATGCCTGTTAATAAAGAATCAGAGATTCTTGATGACGGTGTTTTAGCAAAACGTTTGCGTAGTCAAGCAGATGCTATGTTTAAAGAAGCCCAAAGTTTAAGAAAACAAGCTGACGAATTAGACCCGCCTAAGAAAAAGACGACTGTCAAAAAAGAAATAGCATAATAGGGGGTTACTATTTCTAAAGCAATTCCCAGAAGAGTGAGAATAGTTTCTGGGCTAGATTCAAACTGGAAAGAAGTACTTGAAGACGTATCATTACGAGCAATCCCAGTTAAATATATATCTAGCGTGGAACTACAACTCAGAGACGGCAGCTCATGCACTATTGACGTTGCATCAAAGTTGAATCTTGATTGGAGATCAAATTTGGACGAAGCTTCGAAAGAACTCGAAAGAATGATCGACGAGATATCTAACACCCAAGGAATCGAATTGGTCGAGTACTTGTTAGACTTTGATATGATCAAGAGTGAAGTTTCATTCACATCATCGAGGTTAGGAAATGAAAACAATAGCAATAATGGTTAGTACTCCAACTGGTGGCCTAGGAATGAATGATAATCTTCCTTGGTTTCAATTGAGTATTCACACTGAAAATTTTGAAGAGATTGCCAAAGATCAGATAGTTCTTGTTGGGAGTTCTGCATTCAACAATCACAACTACTTACGCGGATCTGTTACGTATGTTTATTCTAAAAATGAAAATTTTCAAGAAACTGATTCATTAAAAAGAATTACTGGTGACGTACCCGAGGCAATAATTAATAAATTAAAAGCAGACCATCCAGATAAAAATATTATCATTGCAGGTGGAATAAGTGTTTTTGAAAAATTTTATGATTTAATTGACGAATGGCGTGTCACAATCGTTGAAGACTTTGTTGTGTTCAATAGATATATTAATCTAACAGATATACAACACAAGTGGCCAAAGAGAAGAGTTGTTAGTTCAGGTCAGGATCTAAATCAAGTTTTTAACACATACCACTATTCGAAGTAATATGGACAATTATCATAGTCTAATAGAAAAAATTTTAAAAGAAGGTTCAAAAAGAGAGGATCGAACTGGAGTTGGTACACTTAGTTTATTTGGTGAGCAACTTAAATTTGACCTTTCAAAAGGATTCCCAGCAATTACAACCAAAAAACTTGCATGGAAAAGTGTAGCAAGTGAGTTACTTTGGTTTATACAAGGTAGTGGGGATGAAAGAAAATTAAAAGAATTACTTTATAATGATCCAAATAGTGATAAGAAGACTATTTGGACTCAAAATTTAGAAGCAGACTACTGGGTCAAACGTAGACATAAAAAACATGCACAAGACTTAGGTCGCATTTATGGTGTACAGTGGCGCACATGGAGAGCGCCAGTATTTGGCGTTAACAAGATGGGCGTTAAGCACATTGACCAATTACAGCAATTAATTTCTGGCATTAAAGAAGATCCAACTGGACGTAGACATATTATTACTGCGTGGAACCCAGGGGAAATTGATTTGATGGCTTTGCCACCTTGTCATTGTTTTGCACAGTTTTATGTTAACAACGGCAAGCTCAGTTGCCAAATGTACCAGCGTAGTGCAGACATTTTCCTTGGAGTGCCTTTCAACATCGCTTCATACGCATTGTTCACGCATATGATAGCACAAGCATGTGGTCTAACTGTTGGTGACTTGATCATCACATTTGGTGATGTTCACTTGTATTTGAATCATGTTGATCAAGCAAAAGAACAATTATCAAGAAAACCATTTGCATACCCAACACTAAAACTAAACCCTGATGTTACAGACATCACAAAGTTTACTATGTCAGATATTGATTTGGTAAATTACGAAAGCCACGGCACAATTTCTGCGCCAATGGCTGTTTAAAGAATTAGTGCTTCAATTACTTTAGGACCTTCGTCATCGGAGGTTTCTAAAGCTACAGCAAATACTCGACTAGCATGAGGTACAGCCATTGTTGCATAACCATTATCGGCTGCAATTAGGTCTTCACCTTTCTTGATACGACCAATAACTTTAACTGGCACACGACCTTTTAGTGCTATATAAGTTCCGCCTTCAAGCTCACTGTTCATCATATAAGCAGGGTTAGCAGATACTACACCAATAGCACGACTTCCCCATGTACTAGCAGTAACTTCTTTCTCGCCACCAATTTTAACAACTGTGCCTACTTCATATTCTTGATCAGCTAGATATTTTTCTGCCAAGTCAGCAAAACGAGCAGAAGTGGCTACACCGTGCATGACGTTAACAAAGATATCACCAGCAACATCTCTAGCAACAATAGTTGAACCTACATTAGGTACTGAAGCAGATAAACCATTAAGTGTGTTAGCTGTTTCAGCGTTAGTTGCATTTGATGCAGATATACTGCCATCTGAATCTCTAATAACCACAGTATATGGTGCAGTGCCTATTGATCCTAATCGAGGAACGCCGTTTTGATCTAGTATTGCAGTTGCTTTATCTGCAATGCCTTTAAAATATCTTGCATATAAATCACCTGCGCTATCACGACAAGCAACTGTATTAAAAAAACTAGAATTTGGACTTGCAGAATTTCCAATAAATCCTGCTAGTGGATTAGTAATGCCTGAAATTTTTAGTGCTGAAGCTGTTTCAGAAGTACCAGAAAAAGCTCCTCTAAAAATAGTTGTTGCACCAGAAACATCAATAGCAACTTGATCAGGACCTGTTGCGTTAACGTTAACAACATTACCATAATGTGGTCCGTTTGATCTACCATTAAAAACAGGAACTAGTCCAGTAACGTTAATTACTTCAGTACCATCTGTTTTTAATATATTACCCCTAACATTACCAGTTAAATTTCCTACAAATCCTTCACTAGCAGTCACGCTAGTTCCCACAACCCTACCTCTAAAAGCAGAATTATTTGGAGCAAGTGTTGGATCATCTATAGCATAAAAATTATTTGAATAAACATTTTTCCACTTTAGTGCCTGTGTTCCTAAATTATTTGTACTGTCTCTAATAGGAGTCATTTCAGATGCACTTACATTAATAACTCTATTTAAAGAGCCATTATTAGTTACTGATAATATTATAGAATTTCCAGTTAAGTTAGAAATAAATCCTGTTCCAGAATTGTATCCAAAATAGAAGTTGTCTGACCCACCTATAAACATACCTCTCAAATTAGTGAATTGTCCATTGGTTGCAATGGTAGGTTCAATTCTTAATTTCAGATCGGTATTCATAATCTGTGAATTACCAACAGACTGTAAGAAATTACTTGCAGGATATTCAATAGAATTAATTAACAAAGACTCAGAAGTTTTAGCAACACCGCCAAAAGATACATTTGGAACAGATGATCTTGAAGGTAATGTTATACCTTTAAAGACTTTTGTAAAACCTGTTACAGGTGTTTGTTCTGAATTGATGTTAAACTCGTCTTTGCTAAACATAGCAATGACTGTTTCTCCAAAAACTGCCTGCAACACAGTTCTAAGATTTCCGCCATCATCAACTAGTCTTTTATTTGTCAACTGCGCGGCACTAGGGTTGGTCAATGGTGGACCAATCAGTTTGTGTTCTGATCCATCAAATATAAAAAATTGTCCAGTAGTTGTATTATACCATCCATCGCCAATCAATTGACCAGAAGGGGGTGAATTACCGTATTCAGTAGACGCTAGTGGTTTAAAATTTAAACCATTATAAACTTTTATCTTCTTAACAGTAGTGTCAAACCATAGTTGTCCAATTACTTTGTTTGACGGCTCTACAGCATTTGCAAAATTTTCTAGTAAGAAAACTAGGCTTTGATTTAATGAAGATCCGTATCCAGCATAATTCTTTCCTGGCAGTTGTAGGTTCGTTGAAACGCTATCTACTGTTCCGTCTTGAATAGTAGCTAGGGTCTGACCGTTAAATTTCTTGATAGTGTATGGCATAACAATTCTCTAATTTTCTATATTTACCGTTAAATTACTTTCTTAGAAGCGAGGTCGTACTCATCAGAAGCAGAAATCCAAGTGTAAATATTAGGATTATTAGAATAAACTGAAATTTTTTCGTTATGTTCTTCTCTAACCGCTTCCAAAAACTCTTTCATCTTCATAAAATCGTCAGTTTGGGGTATACCACTTTTATCTAACATATCAATAATTACATTAATTTGTTTGTGGATTGGGTACTGTTCCAATGCTTTTAAATTTGTAAAGTATCTAACTTGAGATTCTGAAATCACTGGTTTTTCAAATCTAGATTTTACTGATCCATTATTAAAATCCCCATGCCAATACTCGCCGTTTTCTTCATCTATTTCTACTTGCTTTGTAAGAAATTGAGAGAGATCCATTACTGATGTATCTACTTCGTCAGTAATTTCGCCTATCAACACACCTGTTGATTTTAAAAATAATAATTCTCTAATCTTTTTTGCCATTATCTATATCCCCAACTTAATACAAGGCTGTACTTTGGACATTCATTCTGCCCAATTTCAGTTACTTCATGTTCAATGTCTATTGGCATTTCTAAATACGCTCCTGGCTCTTCTTCGACTAAATTTGCCTTCCCATCCTGATCATACCAAATAAAATGTGGTTTATCACTTTGCAAATATATCAATTTAGATTTCCAATATCCACCAATACTATCCTTATGTCTTTGCAAATAATCACCTGGATCATATCTATTAATCACAAATGCATCTGCTGTTTTATCTTTTTCAGGTAACGTTTTAAAAATTGCTTCTTTTAATTCCTCACTCATATCAAAATAAAATAACGACTTCATATGACTGTCGCCGTATTCTGTTGAGAAATTGTATTTTTCATTTTTAGCTCTAAAAGAAAATTTATTCTTTTCTTTTTCAGCCAGTTTCACAATCTCCTCAGCATTTTTTAAATATCCTTTAATCAATTTAACCTGAGACATATTCCCAACTTGTCTTGTTAGCATTAACTTTATACAATAAATTGCTATTCCTTGTTGGATCAGAAACTGTAGTTGTAACACTTACTGATCGAATAAACGATATACTAATCCAGCTTCCGCTTGTTGTAGAAGCTGAAGTTGAAATATTTTGAATTGTTGACGAAACTCTACATGTAGTATTTGGTGTAAAATTTGATGGGGGCGCAATGGAATTTAAAATTCCCACTACTGAACCCGCTCCTGTTCCAGTAACACTCAATCCTCTTGTATCTAATGAGAAGAACAGAGGCCTTGCTTGAATATAATCAGCAACAACTTGTGAAATTTTATCATCAACGTACAGTTTATTAGTTGCATGTAAATTAGTAAGTGGTTGTTGAGTTAATGTCAAATAGCCAGATATCGCACCACCTGTCAAAGGTAATTTGGTACTATCATATATTGTAATATTGGAAGTACCATCAAATGGTACACCATTTATCTGTTTGGCTAGTTGTAGATTTGAAGCTGTACTTGCATTACCTATCAAATTACCAGTAAAAGTTTTAGTACTTGCATTAAACGATACAGAGTTATCTGCCGCTAAAACATTACCTTTATGTACGCCTGTAGTGTTTCCTGTAAGATTACCTGTAATATTACCAGTTACATTTCCAATAACGTCACCAGTAAGATCACCAGTAACGTCTGCAATTACATTTCCTTGAAGATCTCCAATGAATTTACCAGTAAATTCTGTAGTTGCCTTTGTTAAATCAATTGCAAGTTTTGTTCCGTTTTTATTATATAGAAAATCTGATTTAACATTAGTTCCTATCAAATCTCCATAGTGTATACCAGTTACATTACCTGTGACGTTACCAGTTACATTGCCTGTAACATTTCCAGTTACATTACCAGTGACATCGCCTATTAAATCGCCTGTAACATCACCTGTAACATCACCTGTAACATTTCCCGTTACATTACCTGTTAAGTTTCCGTTAAACCCTGCAGATGAAACGTTCCCAACAACTGCTAAAGATCCAGTAATACTTTGAGATCCAGTTTTATTTGATCTTACAAAACTTGAAGTAGTCAATGGTCCATCTACTGGATCAATAAATTTATGAGACGAATCGGCTCTACCGTTTAATAAACCTGGACCAACTAAATTTACACCTGCTAAAACTTGACCTGAGGATGAATTATTTTGGTATAATCCAGATATTGGGGTTACTGGTACAAATGGATCTTTTGAAACTATTGCTATTGGTGCATTATCTAAAAATAATGTTAATACTGGAAAATTAACAGGCGTGCTTTCAGGTGAGCCTGGTGGTCTACCAGATATTACTCCACCCTCTAATCTGCTTTTGCCAAATCCTGGTACACTTGTTCCTATTAGTTCATAAATTGTTCCATCAAAAACATGAAGTTGTTTTGATGTTGTATTATACCAAAGGTCACCAACAACTGAAGATGCAACTGATGGTGCAGTTGCAGTTGATGTCATGTTAGCAATTGATTTCCAAATATTACTGTAGGTACTTGGTGCTGTCGATAAAAATTTAAAATAGATTTTTAATTTTTTATTCTGTGTATCATACCATAATTGCCCTAATAGTGGACTATCAGGAGGATTTTCATAAGCAAAATTTTCTAATAGATGAACAAAATTATCATTTTGATACGGTCCGTATCCTGAAAGATTTTTACCAATCAAGTTCAATGAAGTTGTTGCTTGATCTACTGCTCCATCTGGAACATCTACTAAAGGTAATCTATTAGAAAGTTTAATTGTGTATGGCATTTAATTCGCTCCGTTATACTGAAATATCCTCGTCCCACACCCAAGTTCTAATACCTGAAATTAATTGGCAAACGAATTTTTTAACTACTCTAACTACAATTGGCGACGGTGTGTTATCAGTGTAACTCAAACACAATGCTCTAACGACGTCACCTGCATTTACTGTATTTGCAGGTATCATAGCCTCAATCTGTGAAATTGCTTCGGTATTTGGTGTCTCAAATCCTGTAATATCAATAGTCAAGTAATTAATTGATGTCTTTGATCTGTCTACATAATCTTTATTCGCTACGTCAAATTGAAATAAAGGACTAGCTACGTTGTTAATTCTAACTAAATTAGTTAGTGAAATAATGTTTCCTAAAGGAACATTAATAATTAAATTTTCACCGTCAACAGTTAACGTATTATTAGTTATATTAATGTCACCAACGTTAAGAGTAGTTAATTGTCCTAAAGAAGTTAATGAGCTAGAAACAACAGAACTTCCTAATGTAGTAGAACTTAATACTGAGTTGTTGCCAATATAAAAAGAATTTGAAGGAGGAATTTTGACATTGTCGTTCAATTCCCAAGTTGGAATTAGTGTTGACGGAGGTAATATTACTCCTGAACTTAACCAAGTAATTGTTTTATCGCCACTTACTCCCACTCTCCAATTGTCATCAGGGTATACTGAGAAAGATTTAGTAGTTGGGTCTACTAAGACAGCATCTTGAAAACTATCTGAAGACCTAACACGAAGTATTAATTTACTTTCGTTTACTTGATTACTAACAACATTCTTATTTGGTGTTACTGTTGTATCAACATAAATTGATATAGCCGCTGAAGGACCTATGGTGACTCCGCTGGCGCTTGTTACACTTAATGATCCTGAAATAGAACCAGATTTATCAGATCTTACAAACTTAGTAGTGTCTAATGATCCATCAACTGCATCATACAGTGTTTGAGCAGTTTCAACAATAGCATGAACTGTATTACCTGTTACTAAAGAACTAAATGTTAATCCAGCTCGCAAGGGTTGTAAAGCTTCTGTAAATCCATTAATTGGAACTAATGGTCTAAATTCACTAGTACTAAGAATGGCCATTCTAATATCAGCAGAATATATACTAGTCACTAATTTTGTGTCGCCATTATCTGAAACAATTTCTTCAACTACCCAACCATTCTTTCCCTGATTTTTAGTATAGATAGGACCAGCAGTGATTAGATTAATACCGTCATAGAATTTTAATTGTTGACTGGCAGTGTCAATCCAAAAATCACCACTGATTAAATTGTCTGGTCTTGCATTTGATACAAAAGGACTTCCTACTGGTCTCCAATTTGTACCATCATATACATTTAATTTACTGGTATTGTTATTGTACCAAAGTTGACCTTTGATTTGATTTCCTGGTGGACTTGAATTTGCAAAATTTTCTAGTAAGTAAACTAGATTTTCATTATAAATCTCGCCAATCCCTTTATAATTTTTTCCTATCAATGTTAAAGATGTACTGGATGTATCAACAGTTCCGTCAGTAACAGTTGCAATAATATTTCCATCAGTTTTTTTAATTACGTACGGCATTCTTTATCCTTAACCTAGTTGTGTAGCACCTACTCCCACTCTAATTATATAATTAATAGTTAGATAAGGATTAGTCAATCCAATGTCAAAAGTGGTATTGAAATTTTGAGCAGAACCTGCACTTGTATAAATTGGAGCAGTACCGCTAGTTTGTGTATTAAGAGCTCTCTTGCTCAAACCACCAGAGCCGCCTATTTCGCTAGCTGAATTGTCGCCTGTAACACTACTAACTCTATCAGAAGAGTTAACAGGGATCGTATCTCTTAAAACTCGAATAGTAAACGTTAGAACTGATCCAGAAGCAATAGTAACTGCATTATTCAATGTCACTGTTTCTGCTGTAGTATCAATAACAACTGTGTTTGACGGCACGTTTCCTGAACCAGTAACAACCATACCAATGTAAATGTTTTCAGTATTTGAAAGATTTACTGTAGTAGATGGTGTTGCATTTGGTAATGTAACAGCTTTATTAACAATTACGTTTGATAAAGAATTTGCCATGGCAGCGTTGCCTAATGGGAATCGACCTCTTAAGTCTGGCAATCTAAAATATTCACCACCTGCACTAGCACCATAAGTAGATCCAATAGCCTGATATAGTGTCGGATATTCAACACGAGATACCAAAGCGCCATCACATAGAAGATATCCTAATGGAATTTGTGTACCAGCAAATGGAAAAATTGATCCAATTGGAACAAACGCTTCCCCTAATAAGAAATTTGTTCTAGTAACTTTTCTTAAACCTAAATTAGATCTATAAATTAATAAAGTATCATCAATTCTACTATCAACAACTTCAGTTTTACCAGTGATTGAACTATCTGAAAGAACGTTTGTCAACTCTAAAGAAACTTGTGTTCCATTAAAAGATTTAGCAGAAATTGTATTAACATCACCAGTTAGTGTAAAGTTAGTAGAATTAGTAAGTCTAGCCGCTGAACCTTGAACTTGTCCATCAAATTGACCTTGGAAGTTACCTGTAAAGTTTCCACTAAAATTATCAGCATACACTGTTCTAAATTTACTTGACGAAGTGCCAATATCATAAGTAGAAGAAGCATTTGGTATAATTGCTGATCCTGCAACTGGAACATTGGAGTCGTTTACTTCTCCAATTTGAAGACTTCCTTTTGATACAATATTTTTACCAACATATAAATTTTTTGCTATTCCTGCACCGCCCCTACTTTGGAAAGATCCTGATGTAGGACTTGAGGAGTCAATTGTTCCGGTCATTGTTAAATGACCACTAATGAACGCATCACCATTAACGTCTAATTCAACTTGAGGTGTTGGATGATTAATACCAACTCTTTGATTTCTACCGTCAAGTTTCATCACAATATTCTGTGACCCTTGATTAGAAATGATAAAGTCAATTGATCCACCATCTGAAGTATTTTTAATTACAGATGTCCCTTGTAGGACAGACAAGCTAAAACCACTGGTTGATCCTATATTCAATCCTGCATCATTAAGAATACTCTGTTGACCATAAAATTGATTTGCACTATCTCTTCTAGCAAAATTATTTGCGCTAACTGTGGCCACTGACGGACTAGTTACATTTAATGATTCAGCAATAGTGACAATTCCGTAAATTTTAGAAACTGTATTTGCAATATTTGTATCTGCTGGACCAATAAACTTTTTAGATGATACGTTGATACCTGGATTTAATATAGTAAACCCGTCAATAACTCGTTGTGGTTGGAAAGATTCTGTTGATACAATTTTTATAGCTTCGTCATTAGCGTATTCAATTGAAACTAAATGCTTAACTCCAGATGAATCTTCAAGTTGTTCAACATAAGATCCAGTCTTTTTTCCTGAAAGTGCAGTTGGTCCTACTAATACCCAGTTGCTTCCGTTATATAAACTTAACTGCTGTGTTAATGTATCAACCCATAAATCGCCCAATAAAGGATTTTGAGGAATGTTGGTACTTGGTGCAACGTGTGTTCCTCCTGCAGGCCTCCAGTTACTTGTACCGCCAGTGGAGTCATTTATGTACAACCTTTTTGTAATATTGTTGTACCAAAGCTGTCCTTCAATACTATTTCCTGGGGATGAAGGACTCGCAAAATTTTCTAATAGATGTACAAAATTCTTAGCAAATGCTACACCATAGTTGGAATAGTTTCTTCCAACCAACGACAAACTTGTACTGGTTATATTTTCAGTATTATCGTTAACTGTGATCGGACTAGACGATTTACTAGGGTCGCTAAAAGGTATGGTATAAGGCATCTTTAGGTCTCACTAAATGTAGTCAAAGTTTGAATACGAACAGTATAATCTATTTGAATCAATCTATTCAGGGCCTTTTGGACTGGGTGGAAAATAACGTGAGTTAACAATCTTCCATTTCCTTCTACCAAATCTTGACTACTTGCTCTTAGACCAATTTCGTCAAAAACAAACTCGCTGTTCATATTTTGTGCATTATCATAGGCAGCTTGACCGCTTGGCTCACCATAATCTAATAAAACACTACAAAAAATGTCAGTATAAACCGTGCCTCTTACGTGACGTATTTCAGTAAAATTTCTTGTTGGATCTATATTTGATGTATTTTTTGGGTCAATAATTTTATAATAAGTTTGATTATAAAGCCCTGAGTTAACTCCAACATTGTTAGGAGTCAAATAAGTTATAATTCCATTAGGATCAACGGTACTACCGCCATTTCCAAAACTCATACCCTCAATGATACCATATCCTTGATTGGCTAGTGCGGCAGCAAGGGCCACGCTCATATTTTCATAATGAATAGCGTTCCTTTTATCTATATAAACTTCCTTAGTTTCAGGGTCAAATATTTTAATATGACCCTCAATATGAAAGCCCGCTTGTTCATTTACGCCCGATTTTTGCGTATTTTCTGACGTTTTTTCGTTCATTTCATCAACCTTATTATCCATAGTAATATTTATCCAGCATCTTTATCAAAGCAGTTAATCAACATTTGACGCATAATAGTTTCTGTCTGGAAGTTCTGCAGAGAATTCTTGTAAGAACTTGGCTTGAACAGTATTATCTTGCTGTAATGTTTGATCTCCATTAAGTGTGTACCAAATTTTTCCAGTTTTTTGCACCACACGAATTTGCAAATCTGGAATTATATTGTTTGCTTCATCCCTCATTAGGGAATTAATGTTAATTTGTAAAATGTAATTTCCATTTACTTTAGACACAGTGAAGTCTGGATCTATCTCAATATCCCCTGTTTGTCCTTGACTGTTGGTCTCATTAGAATCAAGTGTTATGGAGAAGTCATGTTTAATTAACGGATTATTAGACTTAGCTGGCTTTAATAATACTCTACCTGCCATGTAAACTGTAATTTGATCCTCGTAAGGAATCTGATCAGTAAAATTAAAATCGTCAATTAGAGTATACGCACCTAATTCACCATCTGCAAGTGAGACCCAAAATCCGTTACTATATCTTTCATATTGATCTAATTGCTCATTATATCGATAGTTAGAAGGAGTAGCGACTGTTTGAATAACAGACCCTTCTTTATAAGGAACAGTTTCGCTTTGAGAAACATTAAAAACTTTACTACCTGCTGGGTAAACGTCCGCTGATCCAGTTCCACTAGTGCCCCTAGTTAAACTAGATAAGACATTCCCATTTACAGACTTAAATTCAATTCGTTCCCCACCAATAAAAATAACGCCTGATCTAGTGCTGTTAGTTTCTAAAACTCCAAAAATAGAAGCATCTTGAACGTGAATTTCCCTATCAGTAATCAACAATGGGCTAGTCAACGAAGTAGTACTTTTCTTTGAAATTCTCTTAAATTGAACAGTATTAGTCATATCTTTAAACAAGCGATAAGCTATAGGATCAACAGAAGTAACATCACTGATACTAGTAACAACTATTCTATCAGAATCAAGAATATCAAACTTGTCAGAAAGTTTAACATAATAATTGTCTTTAATGTCATAATCCACGTTTGGTATTAGTGGACGACCATTCAAATCAACCCAAACATTGTTTATACTTAAAATTCTTCTGCTAACTTTGTATTCATTTAACAGTCTTTGACCTTTAAATACTTCTCTTCTCATTAGGTTACCATCATGGTTAGTGTACGTAGTAACCACTATTTTTTGACCAATTTCTAAATTTGCAAAGTTTGTAAAGATGATTTGACCGTTTCGTATCAAGTATTCTGCACCTCTCAATACGCTAATTGCAATGACATCGCCAGCAAACGCAACACCAGAACTTAGTTGTACTGAGTTAGTAACATTATCAAATTCGTAGTCCCTGTTTGTTGCCATAATTTTGCCATTTCTATATACTTCAATATCTGAAACTGACAAGGAGCGTGATATATAAGGGAAGTTTTTACCAAGTTCAAATGTTTGAGAATCTTGCGTCACTTCATAATATTCAGTTTCTGGCGGCAACAATCGTTGTCTAGGAAGGGCTTCCCAATAGAGTCCAGAATAGTCTTCATCTGGTCTGTTACCAGTATGTAATGACCAAAGAAGATTATTAGTAGGAGTATTAGACGTGTTATTAGAAAGATGAGCACTGATACAGATGTATCTGTTATTTCCAAAATTAACAACATCACCTAATACATAGTTGGTTGCTAACGCCCAAGAGGAGAATGTAACTCCATTTAAACTATAGTAACTCTTATGACCCAAAATACAAACGTAAGATCTATTAGAGAATAATACAGTGTCATTCACATTGTACTCAATTCCATCTTCCCAGCTGCCTTTCCAATCTATACTAGAAGGTGTTAATCTTGTCACTGCCGCCATAACATGCAATGGTTCAATATCGCCTGGTGGTCTAGTTAAAAGATACGTGCTATTAGCTGTAATTGAAATTTCTTGATTAAACACTTCACTATATGTTTTAACAGATGATGAAAACAATATTACCGTAATTAAATCACCTGCACTTACAGATGGATTGTTATTGATAACAACCTTTGCTCTCTTTGATCTATTTGATTTCTTTTCCAATGTTGATGAATTAGGAATTGACAAATAGTAGCTTCCAATATCGTCAATACTTACGTTTAAATCAATTTCAATCAAATTAGCAGTGCTATCAGAAGAAGTAACAATGTAATTTACTCTATTCAATATGTTACTTCCACCAATCGACATATTCTGTATAGTAACTGAAATTTTGTCAACTAAATTGGCAGTACTTATTCCATAATCAGTAGTAGTTAATGTTACTAAAGAATTACCATTTCCTAAAGACGAAACTGTAAAATCAGTACTTCTGTCTAATAAGAAATTATTTACATATACATCAATAGATTGATTACTATCAACACTTCCTGTAATTTCATATGTTGGATTTGTTCCATCATACAGATATTGATATGTTCTAACTAGATTACTTCCTGAACTAGGACTATTAAAAACAGTCATTGACAGGGTATCAAAAATTTCTCCCTTCACTAGTTCCTCTGTTGATGGGCTGTGTTCTATTGATAAGAATTGTCCTCCATCAACTGATATATCATCTGGACGTAACCCAGTTGCTGTTCTAAATCTAGTTTCTAAAGCATCTCTAATTGTTGTGAAATCGCCGCCACTTAAACTTGTGTCAAGAACAAAATCATCAGTTGGCAATGTAACTCCGTCACTTAAAGATTGTCTAATTTCAATCTTAACGCCATTTGCAGGAATTACAGGTAGTGTTATCCTACTAGTTGTTCCATTAGAAATAATAGTTTTAAACAAGGCATCATTATTTTTTTGCTCAGAAGTTCCAAAATATTCGTCATCAACACGAACACCATTAAAATAAAAGTTTATTTGTACGCCTTGTAAGGGGACATATCCTAAATCGTATGTGGTTGTTACTCCGTCACTAATAACTAATAAATCTTTATAGTCATTGACAAAAGTATCCCAACCTTGTGTAAACCAAGGCAGTCCATCCCAACCACTACTCACACTAAAGTTTAATCCTTGAACTTGTACACCGCCAAATTCTACACCTTTCATTAATTGAGTAATATCCTTACCAGGCATACCAACTGTTGGTTGATAACTGGTAATAATTCTATCAACTGCATTTTGAATATTAATATTTTTTGCATATTGAACAGTTATTATAGAACCAATAGTTGGTACATTTTTAAATTTAATATATCCAATGAACTTATTATGGCTCACTTCAGACTGCACTAATTGTATTAAGTAATCTGAATAAGGAACCGTATAGCCAACATTCGTGATACCATTAATTGAAGTAATAACAATTTTCTGGTTATCTAATTCTGGTGGGAAAGTTAATTGGAACGTGTCCTTATAACTTTCAGTAGTTTGCTCAAAAATATCCTTAGTATACAAGAAATTCTTAATATATTGAATTCTCAAATTTTGATTTGCTGGCAAGGCGACATTGAAAGTTATAATCGTACTCAAATCTGTTCTAAACGTAACTCTATACGCATCTTCCCCAACTTCCACTTCATTAATCAAAACTTTGATAGTTTCTTTATCCTGCATTGCAGGGTAGTTATCGTCAAAGTCGTCAACAGGATAAGTTAATACATAATTCAATGTAATTCCATCAGTTGTAAAATTGCGACTATAAAATTGCCCAGTAAACAATCCTTTATCAGAAGTCCTATCAAATCTTAATTTAATCTCGCTTGTTCTAATATAGTCATTGAATAACTCTGCACTAGCTTTTGCCTGTACAAAATTTGTATCATAATTTCCGCCACCTACTATAACCACGTTAGGCGTTAATAGGTAACCTGTGCCTGGATTAGTAACTACAATTTCAGACAATTTTCCATTACTAATACGTGCAATAGCAGTTGCTCCTCTGCCCGAATCTCCTTGGGCAGGGTTGATAACAACTTGAGGAGGTAATCGATATCCATTACCTGGATTGGCTATATTGATTTGTTTTACACTAAACCCTTTATTGTCATTCCAATATTTGAATGGGTAAACATTTTCAATAACAGAAGTAGATGGTATTGTTATATTGCCATTTATATCAATATAAGAAGGCAAATCAAAATCTGTCACACCAACATTGATAGTTTCCTTAACTTGGTGATTAGTTGTAATTTCTCTAAATTTAGATCTATATGGTTTAATTTCATTAACAAATTCTTCAACATAGGCAAAATCGTTAAATCTGTAAATTTCTTTTTGATCTAATAATCCAGCATCAATTATTGGAGTGATAAAACTTGTTTTATAAACCCAATCAACAAAAAGTTGTTCACTTAGAACGTATTTTATAGCAACAAAAATAAATTTATTCCAATATTGTGCTAAGTCTCCAACAAATATATCGTTTTTAACGCTCACTAATATTTTTCTTATTTCAGTAGCATTTGATTCATCAAAACTGTTTTGATCAAAACCAACAAAACTGTCAAACCCAAGACCAGAAACAGCTTTATTGTATAACTTTTCACTAAATTGGATAGTGCCTCTTTCTCTATAAATTAAATCATAGTCACTTAAATAATTGCCCTTTCCTAGTTCAACTTTTCTTAATACTATACTTCTTCCATCTCCTGTATTTCTAATTTTTACAGTGTCATCAATAGAAAAATTAGATGTTGCTAGATCTGATGTAAACTCGATAACAAATTTAGGCGGAATTTCAACGCTGTAATCATCAGACACCCAATCAACAAAACTCCAATAATTTCTAACATCATATATTTGGCTTATTTTTCTTTCAAAAATATTGTTGATAGATTGATAAATCGCCCACTTATTAATTTCCTCATCCAATGTTACTAGCACTGAATATGAACGAACTAATAATTTTGGTGCTGAAGTATAATTAATACCTTGACTTAATATTTTAACTGATACAATTTTACCAGACAAATCAATAGCCGTCTGTATTCTAGCGCCTGTGCCATCTCCAATTATTTCTACAGTTGGAGCAATTTTATAGCCAACACCAGAATCAACAATGTTTACATTGACTAATCTTCCATTGATTATTTCTGCTTCTAATTCACCTGCAATTTTACCAGCAGTTCCAATAGAAGACAAATCTGCCTTTGACTCTACTATTTCATCGTAATAGCCGTAACTTTCCAAAGGTACTGCATCATAATCATCCAAATTATCTAAATTAACTTTACCTACTACATCATTCTTCAGTAAAATGTTATTAACAAATACTAATAAAGTTTTTAGAGCCTTTTCTCTATTAACAAACCAGCTTTGTCTTGGATTATTTAAAATACCGTAGCGCATCTTTGGAGACAATCTTGGATCAGGAACTGAGTTTCCTAATTCATCTTGTCCTACCAAACTATCAAATAATTTGAGTTCGATCATTGGATCTAAAACAGCATATTTGTTATTCTCATTGATCAACTGCCAATGACTATGGCGATTGATTTCAACGTCACTATCTCTATAATAAATGTCAATGTTTATCTTTTTAGCATCAAGATCTTTCTTAGTATTTGCTAGGGCAATACTACTTGGGCTTAAAAAGGAAGCATACTTAATCCCTTGTGTTTTTGGATCTTCTATAATTCTTGAACATTCAAAAGAACTAATTGATCTAAAATTCAAATCTGGAATGGTTATTTTATTTCTAACCCAGAAGTAGTACACGTTTACAAAATCATTAATGATAGGATCAAAATATTGATTAATAGAAACTACAGTATTATCTGGATTTTTTGGTTGACCACTAATACCTTGAGCTAATCCATCTTCAGTATCAGCCAAAGTTGCCCATTCACTTGGTCTATAATCACTCTTAACCCACTCATAGACATCAACAGTAGCACCTGGGAACAATTTGCCCCAATTGTTAATTCTAAATTCTGCAGATCCTTGCTCATACCATACATATCTCAATGTACTAGTATCTAACCAAAGTTCACCTACATGCTCCGCAGTCCAAGTAGTTTTATTATCAACACGATTTTTATTACCCACATTAACTGCCACAGTATAAACAGCAGGATCATAAGGAGTAATGTATTTTATTTCTTGAATAACTTTAGTAGGAATTTTTCCTTTAACAGGATCATATATTTCGTAATTTTCTAAAATATTCAAGGTATCAGTATTATAGCTGATTACTTTTTTAATCTTGTCTATATCCACTAATCCTTTATCTTGATATCTAGCTTTTGACCAAGACCAAGTGTCAGTAGAGCCATCATCTTTAGGACTATTATCAAAGAAAACAACAGTACCTGCATCACTATATGTAACCACTGATGTTATATTTGGATTGATTTCATCTTGTCCTTCAACTCTATATTCATATCTTGGAGCACCCACTAAACAGTATTTTCCGTTTGTGGCTAGACCTGTTCCGTATCCGTCTGCATCAGACGCATCACCGCTAACTAATGATTCTCCAAATACAAAATAATTTCCTAATTTTTGATACAAATAAACTAAACCGCTATCTTGTGCTTTATCAACAAATCTTGTACTACCACTATCAAATGTAGTTCTTAATGGTCTCAATGCAGACTTTGGATTTAAAACATATTCAGAGCCATATAATTCCTGCGCATTTATAATTCTTTCAATATATGAATCAAAATACATATTTGAGGCTTGATCGCCTCCGGCAGCGGTTACTAGTAAAATTTTTCCATCAGGACTAACTTCAATATTATTTCCAAACAATTCACCTGGCTCAGCGGATGGAGATGATATTTTTTGATTTAATACATATTGCCCTGAAGTATTTTTGTTAAGTGCATATACCATTCCTGCATCAAGTTTATTTTGTGAGGAATGGTCACTAGAAATTAATAACAAACTACCATCTGAAGTCATTGAAATTTTGTCACCAAATCTATCTTTCCTAGCAGTACCTAATCCAATAATTGTAATAGGTGTGGTAACGTTTTCATTGGCCATTAGTTCATTGGCTTTAAAAGTCAATGTTGTTGTAGAAATTCCATCAATTACAAATTCAAAATTATTAAATCTAGATCCAGTAACTTGTACTGTTTGACCAGTCCTAAAACCATCTTGAATAAAATTTCCTCTATTTCTAGTTAATGTGTATTCTGTTGCATCAAACACAAGTGTTATTTCAACAGTAGAGTAAGATTTTGATACACCCTTTAATAGCAAATCTCCTGGTTCAATGAAATCATCTGCATATATAGATTGTTTTAAGATATATGTATAATTTACAGCATCTTTTTGGAAGACAAATACTGCTCCAATATGTGCCTGTGTTCGATCTTTCAAATAAGATGGAGCAGAAATTGCTACAATATTTCCATCACTGGATGATGCAATATCCCAACCAAATTCAGATCCTTGACTAATTTGTGTAATTCTAGATCTAAAGTCAAAAGGTTGATTGTTTAATAATACAACTTGCCAATCCTTGTTACTATCTAGGTAGTATATAAATGTTGATCCAGTTTTTGAATCTTGTCCTGGTGCAGACACCATTATGAAAGGATTAGTGTTACCAACTATCTTTACTTTATGACCAAAATTTGATGCTCTTTCTGCACTAGGGCTTGCTAGTATAATATCAGTTACAAATTCTGCACCAAGGTTATCATACTTTACAATTTTTATTAACCCTTCATCAAAAATTCCACTTGACTGATAGCTAAAATCAACTGGTTTCTTAATTGGCTCATTCTCAAATGTAACTCCGGATGATATCCACTTTACTCCAGAAGCATTAGGTGCGCCTGTAACAATATATCTTAAAGATAATGATTCATTCTCCCAAATGCCAATTGAAGCGCCATGATTTCTAGGCATTGCCTCAACTACTACTCCATCTTTAAGAGTTTGAACAGATAATACATCGCTTACATTTTCTTCTACTAGATAACTTTGATCTAATTGAACATCTGTTGATCCAAGAACTTCTCTTCGATAAACATAAATTCTACCACCTTCAACATTAGTTGCAGACACTACAAAAATATTAGTGACTGGGGCTATAGCTACTGATTGGCCAAAATATTGCTTGGCTTCTTCTTTATAAGGTCGCAGTGGGGTAGGAATAGAAGAATTTTCTTTTTCTAAAACTGACCAATTGCCTGTGCCGTCGTCATCAATCCAAACAAATTCACAATTTTTCCAACGAGCTATTCCAGGTATGTTTGCTAATTCATCTAAATTAGTAAATCGAGTTTTTAAGAAATAGTAAAGAGATCCGTCTAATATAGATTCAGAATCAGGAATATCATTAAACGTTGTACTTACAACAAAAGTATTAGGAGTGTCAATTCCAATAACTTCATATACCCCATTCAAAGGATCTGGCATTCTAGCAATTGAAATAAAATCTCTTAATTTTAAATTATGTGCAACATCAGTTATAAATTGAATTAAATTGTTTGCGTTGTCGACTTGATAATTGATAATCTTAGAACTAGATTTAGTATATCGTTTAACACTCCAGTCTCCCTTTTTATCCATTGCAACCCAAACGGTGTCTCCTTCTTGTAAAGAGCCGCTTGCACCTAAAGAAAGTATATTATTTTCGTATAAGGCAGTAAATGTAACATCGTCAATTCTAGGATAACCAGCAGTTGGTAATTTTTGATATTGTAGATAACTAGTTCCATTCTTTTTGTTAACGTCTAATGTTGGCCAAGGCGCACCATTAAAGTCAATAGGTTTAATTAGCAGACTTGATTGATCTACTGGATAGCTTCTAGGCGAAGTTATAACATTTTCACCGTATACAAATTCAAACAATTGAGGATCTTGATTAAATTTATTTTGATCTAGAGAAAATTCTATTTCTTTATAAGTGTTCTCACCACCAAACGTTCCCAATCTAATCGCCCATTCTTCTTGCACAGATAAATGTGATCCTAATGCTTGATTAGATGCTACGGAAAACTTTTCTAATGGCGCTACGGTTCCTTTTTCTTTAATAAACCCTTGATAAAACTTATATTGACTTGTTTCATCAACAATTAAGCTGTTCAAGTAATTTCTAGGAACATAACCAATTAATTTTTGTGCATACTTTTTTTGACTATCGTCAAAATTTTCACTTTCTAAACTATAAAAATCTTCAAACTGTGTTATTTTATATTCAAAATTAGGAAGTAATTGTGCTACAGGAGCTTTCCCAAGTTCAGCCCAATTCTCATAGTTAAAAGTTTCTGCAGGAAGTAATTTAGTATTAGCTTGATAATATCTAGTTTGAAACTTGACAACATCACCAATATTATAATCAACGTTCACTTGCCAGTCTTCTATTTTTGCACTGTCATATACAAATCCTGGGATATAAAAATCACCAGTCCAGTTGTCAGTGATGTATCCAGAAACCTTAAATCTGTTTTGTCTATATCCAGAATAAGGTTGATATATCAAATCATTAAAAATAGTAAAGTTGTCAAAGACAACAATATGTTCCTTTTGTACTAGGTTGATTTTTACAAAATATATTCCATCATTAGAAATTTTAGATGTATCAATTAAGAAAGTGTTATCCTCTCTAACAATGTTGATTCTGTTTTTATCTATCGCACTTCCGTCTGATTTCAATAATGAATAGTCATAAAATAAATCATTTATATCTTCTACAACTGACTTTTCACTATAAAACTTTACGGTGTCTGCAAAAGGTGCTAAACTAATAACGCTATTATTAGCCCAATTTTGTACACTCCAAAATAAAAATTCTTTTCCAGCTAACTTCCAATCTGCAACAACTTCTAACTCAGATAAGATTTTATCAAAAACAAAACCTTCAGATTCTAAATAGCTGCCATATCCTAGAATAAAATTAAACACCTCTTGAGAAGATTTTAAAATAGTTCCGTAAGGAATTAACGTAATAGTATCTTCAAAATTTGATGGAACAGTTGCATCAATTCCACCAATTGTTGGAAGATATGGAAGAGGATAATATAAAGCTGGATCAAAAGACTCTTTAGTCAAATGAGTTGACACTGCTCTATAATACTTTTGTCCAACTGATACTATGCTTCCTCCAGTAATATTTGCATTTGGTGCCCAATATATAAAGGATTCAGTTGTTCCTCCTACTGTGATAACTGGATCATTTGGTGCGGTAATTGCTTTATTAATTTTAAAATAAGGATTAACATTATCATAACCCTTAATAACGAATCCAGTTGTACCCCTTTCAACAATTATTCCTGACATTGAAAGTGTTTTAATAGGATTGCCAGTAGATAAAAATAATTGATAATTTTCCTGTGGTACAAAAACTTTATCTACTGTTTTGTAACTAGTAACAGTTTCTAATGCTACATTGAATTTGTCTTTGCTGGCAAATCCTCCTAGCTTATACATTAAATTAGATTTAATATTGTTAATATAATTTTTTAATGTTGTAGAAGGAGAAGTATTTTTTAATCTTAGATATTCTACTATATAAGGAGAATAGCCTGTTGCAAAAACAAATCCTTTGTTAAAGTCTGAATAAATTTTTAAATCTTTAGGAGATATCCTTTGATTTGTGTCTTTATATATTGTTTGATTGGCGTTATTAAAAGTATTCCTAGAAGTATCAAAACACAGTGTTAGATACTTTGCAGGAAGATTCAATGCCATAGCTACTTGAATAGCAAACGGATATAAATGACTCCTTCTCCAAGAACTCTCAGCAGGACCCATATCACCAAACTTCCATTGTTGGTATCTTTGAGAAAAATCAAAGTACTTAACAACATTTACATCAAATGGATCTTTTAGGTTTCCGTAAGAATCAACAGGCAATATGTTGGATAGACCTATTCTTTTATATCTACTATCATAACCTTTTCTATTGCCATCTCTAATGTAACCGTCTTCTAAATCTTTCCACAAAACATCATTACCTGCACTATAGGGTGCTGGTCCGTATGTTGTATCCCACCAATCTGGCTTAATACTGAATCCCAACATTTCCCAAGGATGAGAATGTGGTCTATCTGTATCAAAATAGTACCTATATATCTTTCTCCATGAGCCATTTAAAACTGATTCTGGATTTAATTCTCCAACAGAGTTTACAAAATTATAGCTAAAATTACCACCATAGATTTCATTTTCGTTTGTTTCATAATCAATGTTATAAAGTCCAGTCCATCTTAAAAACTCTTCTTCAATAGTTTTGTTAACTCGAACTAATTCCTCTTTGTTGCTTCTAAAAATTCCTGGAACAACATCAATCACATCAAAGATTCTGTTATCATAAAAAGAATTTAAATTATTATAGATCCTTGTTTCTAGCTCTAATAATAGCAAATCTCTGTCATCACCAAAACAAACTGTTATTGATCCGTCATGTCCTTGTATAACATCTGTAGGTTCTAAGTACGTTTCGTCTTTATAAATTTCTGGAATAAATGCAGGATAAAGGCCTAACTTAGTAGGGCTAAATGGCATGCAAGAACCGTAGATGTTGTTATAGAACTTAATCAAAACTTTGTCATTTAAATTTAGAGTCTTATCAAATGTAACCAAAGGTTCAATAGTGTCAAAATGGTAATCTTTATCTTTTATCAATAACTCATTGTTTAGATAAACGAGAATTGCATTATTGTTTAATTCTTTAGAGTCGTAAATTTTAGATCCATAAGCATAAGATATGATATTAACATCTCTAACTGTGTATTCATAATCTCTCTTATTCAACCCATAAGGCACCATATCGCTATAGTAGAAAGTTGATTTATTATTTTTGTCTTTACTAATATCTGTGATGATATCATCTAATGCAGAAGGAATAGAATTATAAGAAGGCAAATCAACAAACTTTTGCAGAATTAATGTTTTATATCTTTGATATTCTAATGCCGCCCAACGAATAGAACTGATAAAATTGATCTGTTTATCGCAAAGCATTGCGCCAGCCATTGCAACAAGGCCCTGATGCTGTACAAATCTTCTACCATAAGAATATAAATTAGGAAGATCTCTTAAATTGTCTTTGTTGACTGTTGCCCCAATAGCTTTAGATGCATTTAATAAAATTGAATTAACATGATCATTTATTTCTGCATAGCTAACAGTAAAAGGAACTTCATTTAATGGGTTGTTAATTAAATTTATTGGAGACTCGTATTTTCCTTCTATTCCTTTATCAAATACAGGTAATGATCTAATTGTAATTACATCATTTTTTATTAGAGGTACATTAAAATTAATAAAATAAGAGTCAAATGTTACGTCTGCAGAAACCGTATAATCTGTTTGTGGTAATAATGTTCCATTTTTAAAAACTCTAATTGCAGTTTTTGGAGTATTGACATTAATACTGTTGAATTCTAAGTATTCTTCACCTCCCATTGCAACTTGTTGATCAATAATTTCTTGAATTGATGGTGCATTGGTTAACGTCCAAAAATTTTCGTATCTAGAATCATCAACTTTAATGAACCCATCTTTAAAATCCACAGTGATTAAATTTCCATCAGCATCAAAATAAATTGATGACCCTGTTTCTATAAAATTCTCAAATAGATAGCCGCCTACATTTGACACGTTGGCATATTTTAAAGGAAATCCTAATACACTATCATTAACTCCTGTTCCTATTTGATAACCAAACAATTTTGTTCCACTAAAATTGTTATTGGTATATGAAGAATCTGAAAAACTTTTACCTGTGTTATCAAATAAATCAAATAAAGGCGATTGATTCAATGTTGTTTTTCTTTGGGCAGGTACCCACTCATCGTTTTTATATAACCAAGTTGTTCCGCCATTTTCATTACCTGACAATACTAATAATCCTTGATTTTCTAAAGGATCACTATCTATAACTTGTTCTAAATGAAGTTTTTTATTGCCATCAATATCTAAAAACTTTACTTCAAATATTTTGTTTCTTATACTTGCATCTTTTTCTGCGGTAAAAATTACTCTATTTCCATTCTGTAATTGCACACCGTCCACAAAGAAACCAACAGATCCCTCAACTGAACTATATGCGTCAGTTACTCTTGTATCTAAAAAATCAACATATCTTTTAGACTGTGATGAAAAATTATAAAGACGAATATTTGGTTGAAATTCAATAATAGGTCTGCTTGCTCTAGTTCCGTAATTAGGTTCAACACCGTTAATTTCAGAGCTTAAAGTAACTACATCAATATGAAACCATCTATTATATCTAGACCAAGGATTTTTATCTTTACTAGATCTATTGATCAATATATAATCTGGTGTTAATGGATAATTACTAACTTGATCAAACGGCAAATCGTCAAATGAAGTTTCATCAAACGAACTTTCAACTTCAGAAGAATATCCTTCAATTGTAACTAATGATTCATAGTCAACTAATGTAATTGATTCTCCAACACCTTCTACAATATATGTTTTTTCTCTATAAGATTCTGGCATAACAACATTGGAAAATCTAATTTTCATGCCATTGCTTAACTTGAACTTACCTACTACTTCGTAATTCTTTTTTCCAAGTATGTCTTCTTCAACATTTAATGCGGTGTTTTCAGTTTTATTTCTTATTAAAAATTTTCCAAAAGTTGTACTATCTTTTCCGCTAACATAAAACAACGTTGCAGGTATATCATCAGTTACCTCAAATACCACATTTCCGTTGTTACTTCCATTGTTTAATACATTTTCAACTAAATCTAAACTTCCACTTGTTCTCTTAGTTTTAATATAAAAAGGATTGTCCACAGTATCAACATCAAAAACATAAGTCATGCCTCGATATAGTGTTATTGTTGGATTAACTGCAACTGAATCACTACTAAAATTCCAATATTCAGAATTTTCATCGCTGACAATGCCAACTTTGACAGTTGTATTTGTTACTTTTTCATCACCAATAACTAAAATAGTTGGAGGTCCTTCTGGTATCCAAACATAATTTCTATAATTGATAAATTTATCCAAATCAATGTGTGGATTCCATGTGTAGCTTTGTTGTTTAAAAAGTCTGTCTTGATTGGATACGTCAGATCCATAAAATTTTAAACTATTGAGAATGTCTTCATATGATTTGGCAAATTCAACATTGTCAGTAATAGCATTTCTAGTTACAATTCCTGGCTCTACTTCATAGTCTGTTCTAAAAGATTTTTCTAAATTTGAATTGATATATAAATCAGTTTCAGGATTGAAATTCGTTACTGCTCTTTCGCCAATAAAGCCATCAATCTTTTTAAGTTTAGGTTGTTGTATTAATTGATCTATTGTTCCAGAAAGAAAACGGTTATTCGCGTCAGTCCTAAAAATAACTGGTAATAGGTCTAATGATTTTCTTTTACTCATTTTTTATCCATTAACTTGCAGACACTACAATAGGTCCATTTGTTTTTAATAATCCAGATGTGATTGTGCTAATTATTTCTAAATCAGAGACATCGGCGGTACTTAAAAATATTTCGTCTGGTTGGCAAAATACTTGGAACAGACTTCCAAAATATCTTTCTGGTGCGGTTGGAACTATTAATAAGTTTACTACATCAGGGCTCAATGACTTAATAACATACGCACTCAACTCTCCGAAGTTAAAAGTATCTCCAAAATCCCAATTTTCAAGTGCAAAATATTGATTGATAGCAACTATAACTCTACTCTTAATGTCATTGTCATTTACTGTTGAAGCAGGATTCTTAACTATATAAAATTTAGCTTGTAAATCTTCTGTTGCTCCTGTTCCAAATAACAATTTATACTTTGCAGGATGGAAAACAATCTCATCACTCAATGCTTTCACGCTGTTTAACGGAGCAGAGTATAATTCATATAATTGTGTTGAGTCTGGCGGCTCAGGAGGATCATCTTGTTGTGATAATATCCATGATCTCAATGCATCATCATATGTTTTAGTTAATAAAAATATATCAATAATATTTGTTTTACAAGGATCAATCCTATAATCTTGACCTGCGTTGTGAATATATTGGAATTTGATGTTATTTCTTCCAATAAATGCTTCAACTCCAGTTTCCACAACAAGACCAATAGTAGTGTCTAATCGTTTGATTATATTTTCTGCCGAAGAATAAAAATAAAATAATTGTCCTGAAGGATATAAACTTAGATTAACAACATCTAATTCACTTTCAAATGTTAGAACAGAACTTGAGTCTAATATTTCTTTATAGACCTGTCCGTCAAGCACAACTGTTTTAATATAAACAAAAGAACTTCTAGTGTTTGTTATAGGATCTATCAATAAAGGTTTAACTATGTTAACAAAAGAATCAGGATCGTCAACTATGCCATCTCCTGTTTTATCAGAAAAGCTAATTTTAACTCTATTATTGTCATATATACCATCATCGTTGGATATCATGCCAGTGATTTCAAACTGATAATCTTTTCCTAGCACAGTTCCCGTTTCTAAATCTTCGTTAACTGACAAAATATTAATGTTATCTTTAGATTCTCCACCTAATTTTTGACTAAATTGTTTATCTCTCTCGTTGAAATAAAAACTTATCTTTTTATTACTTTGGAAAACGTATTCAAGTCCTCTGTAATATGTTATATAATTTTCTCCATCACTCTTAAAAGCAACGAGCCAACTACTGTCCTGTCTTAAATTACTAACATCACCTGCGTAAGTTAAACTAAATTCACTGTCTAAATCTAAATTACTTGAATTAATAATTTTCCACTCTGCTGAATCCCTGTCGTACCTAATTCCAAAATCTCTTCTTAAAGTAATTTGGTTAACAATTTCTGTTTCAAACGTAAATGGTATGTCTGTAACAAATAATGGTATTATTTCTGAAGGTATCGCACCATCAGGAACTGGATTTGATATGGACACTAGTCCAACACCATTGTCGTCTGTTCCTTTTCCAGAGTTGCTACCGTCCCCAGAAACATAAACTACTTCACTCCAAATATATGATTTGGTATTTTTATTATTAACTGTGGTTAAAGTATTATTAGGTGCAAAATATTTTCCTGTAGGAGGTACAAATTTTACCAATGCTTGAGATTTTAAATATCGTAATGGAGATTGGGTATATTGCCCAATAGGAACTGCCAATGATGTTACAGAGTCTTTAAAATATCCTGTGGCTTGATTGGACACAGAGAAAACATTGTTCCAAACAATGTTAGTGTCGCCTGTTAAAATTCTTTCAAACAGTTCATAATAAAAGTCTCTAACTTCTTCTTTAGAAACTAATGGTTCAATTTTAGATTTAACAATTCCATATACTTCATTTTTTGTATTAAAATTAAAAGTAAAACTTGTAGTATACGTATTTTGATAAATGCAGCCGTCATCTGAAAATAAATTTATTGAACTTGATCTGCCTGTTGGATCATTAATTTCAAAATATCTAGAAATTCCAGAAGAAACTCTGTTAATAGATTTTACTTTAACAATGTCTTGATTAATTGTAATAGGAAGTACATTATAATCTTCGCCTGTTATCATTCTATTTTGTGTATAGTACATCTGAGGAGCATTTTGCTTAATGCTTTGATTGCTTTCACTCTGTGCGCTATTTGATACACTTACTTGTAAACTCAAAACTATTGATAATGTCTGAGATTGCCCTGCTCCGTTTAGGTAAGGCATCCTCACTTGAATATTATTCATGTCCTGCGGACT